CTTACAATTTGCTTCCATAAAGGAAAGTAATTGTTATCATTATTTTGACGCACTATTGCCGGGCTATAAAATGGTGCGCCGCTGGTAAGTTGAGAACCAAGCCCGCCAGCCCCCTCTGTCGCGTTTCCGGTTGAAATAGCCTGAAAGATTTTTGTCAGTACCTTTCCGTGATGCTGTAATTCATTTTCACTAAAATACCCGGCAACAACACTATTGGCGATAAGGGAAATTATTCCGTCACCACCTGACATAAACCCGGTGTCATTATCCCCAATCGCAATTGAACTTCCACCGATATTGTTATTAACATTTACGCCAAATGAAGATGTTTGCGGCAGCGTTAGTTTCCCGCTCATTTCATCGCCAGTTTTCTGGACGGCTCCTTTGGCTTTATCTACTGTGTCATTTAGACCAAGATATTGCAGGATTTCAGAGACAGATCCTTTCCCGATTAAGTCACGGCCTACAGAAGTAAGATCCGTCTGGGAGGCAGTATCGGTTCCTGTGAAATACGGAAGCTTATTATCACCAGTGGTAAGTGTAGCCAGTGCGCTCAGGGTTCCATCAAGAGGCTGAGATACTTTATTCAGCGCATTAACAAGCTTCGTAATAAATCCAGAAAGGCTACCATCATCCATTACATTCACGTTTGCCTTATCACTTACAAATTGAGCAATGGCAGCAGCAATAAAGGTGGACTGTCTAAGCACCTTATTAATTTCATTAGACTTTGCCACCCCTGAGGAAAATCCAGTTGACAATGCAGAAAGTGCCTCATAATCAGCCTGAGAAATAACGTTAGCCCCACCAGCAATGGAAAAGGGTTTGAACTCATTTGTTGGCATTTTTAACTCCAATATCCGGCATCATAACCGGTGATAACTGTACTTTGTGTGTCAAAGCCAAAGAGAGGGTGAGCAGGATCGATAACGTTGAGGCTTTTCACTCTGACGCCACCGGCTTTAATATTCAGTTCACCCGATTTGATAACGGAAATAAGCTCTGCCGATGTGTTCGCTATTCCGTTAATGGCGATAGCGTTTATCGTGATGCTCATGTCCTGGTTGTCTATGATCTGCATGTCGATGCCGGAACCGGCAAAGATGATTTCGAGAATGTCCTCAAGATGGCCGATCGTGCCATCCCAGGTATTAATTGCTATTTGCGCCTTCAGCACCATGCGATACACGTCGTCGCTCAATTGGGTAAACCCAGCATCAGGATCAAACGGTCCTTTCCAGCTCCCCTGGTCCCACCCGAGCCCCTCCGTATCCCACGAGAAATAAACATCAGTGATCGGAACACTGACGTTTCTGCCTCGCCCAACCCATTCACCAACAACGTCGAGTTGTACTCCCACAGCCTTATCCAGGTCAAACTCACGAATAAAGTTTTCCTGTGCTTTAAAAATGTCGGTGAATGGTCGGGTGATAAGGTCAATGTGCTGTTCAAATAAAGGCTTAGTGGCGTGATAGTTCGTTATTTTTTCGGTGTATTTACTCATACAGGCGTCACCTTGATATTGGCAACGTCACCCGCTGCGGCTTCGTTAAAAAGAATGTCCACATTAGCAGCACTTACACTGGCGGCAGACTTACCGATTTTTAGTGAGGTGATATCGTAATAACGACTTTCCCCGCCACTCATTACGCCAAGATTTGCAGGCGAATAAATCCGGCTAATCAGAACACTATCGCCAATCCTCAGGCTGTTGATGTACTTCGCGATCTCCGCTTTCATCAGCTCGGCAACCTGTGACGTATAGCCCGGATAGGTGGTCAACTCGATATCAACAAAAATGCTGACAATAACCGTCCTGTTGAACCGAATGGTTTTCGGCTCGCCATACTTGCCGGTGATGTCGACTGAGGTGGTGCCAAAGGTGTATGTCCCCTGGTCCTTCTTTTTCGACAGGACAGAGGCAATTTCAGTGGCATCCCCTCCTTCCACCACGGCGCAAATAGAGTGCTCCGGCAAGCCGTTGCTGTCAGTAGTGTCGGTATCGTTCTCGTAAATACGTACTCGCGTAACCCCGGCAATATCCAGTAGGGCGCCGTCCATACCGTCAATCGTTGTTTGTGAGGGTAGAGCCGTGCTTCTTGACTGCCTGACACGCAGTTGCGGATCATTCTCTCCTGGTTGCCCCAGAGTGGCCGCAGCAAGGTTGGTGGCGGAACGCCATCCCCTTGTCGGAGTTGCAATGTTTTTGATGGTTCCAGCCAGCGCCGCGACTGCTCCCGGTGTAGTGCAGGTTGATGTGACAGTCACGGTCCCTGAAGGCGGAATATTGACGTTTACCGGAAGTGCCCACTGCATACCGTTGCCATCCCGCACAATACCTGCGGTGATGAGAACCCCGGCATCACCACTGATAACCAGATCAGCCGTCGAATTTGTTGCCACTTTTCTGGTAATGCCATTAATTTTTACGTTGCTTGAGAGCGCCCGTCCCACTCCGGTAGACGGAGAGAAAGAGTTATAAACAGCAATCGCCGTATTGTTTGCGTCATGGATGCCAAGGGCGTAAATCGCCAACATTTGCCCATCTTTACTGTCTGGTTCGAGGTAGGCATCACTACCGTAAATCTGCCTGAAATAGCTGGTCAATGTATCGAGGATTGTCTGGTAATCAGGCGCACTAATCCCCTGGGCGGTTACCGTTGCCGATAACCCCAGCGTTTCGAGGTTTAAAGCCATTTATGCCTCGCTTGTGACCGTGGTTTGTCCGTAGATAGTATTGATAGAGGCCGTGAACGTTACGCGGCGCGTATTGCCGTTGTTCACAGTATCGAAAGAGAGAATGGACAGGACACCCGGCGTCGTGCTGATGCGATCCCGTATGGCCAGGCTGTAAACTTCCGGCCTTTGCTTGCCGAGTACCGACTGGATGTACGGTGTGCCCTCGGCTGCATCCAGAAACCACTGTCCTTTCCACAGCTCAAAGCGTGTCTTCACGGCCTGGGCTACGCATTCCGGGCTGTTCACCAGGAAGGTGTCGTCACCCTGTCCGAAGGTGTAGTCGCCGTTTTCATCTTCACGCCGGTATCGCATTAGTTCACCTTGCCTGAGTTACTGTTACCAGACTGAACGCCGCTATGCGTGTGCTGGTCGCTGATGTCTTTGCCGTTGGATTTCAGCGTGCCGAAGAACTCAATGGCGCCTGTGATCTTCGCCGCGGTTCCGCTCGCAAGGCTACCGACCATGCCGCCCATCCACGTTAACAGGCCGGTTATCGTCACCTTCGCCGAGAAGGTGGACTCCGGAGAGAACACGTCGAAACCGCCTGGCGCGACCAGTTTGATTTTCTTCGTTGTCGGGTTAATTTCGAAGTAGGTGCTGCCGTCATCACTGCGGAACTGCGCAGCTGTGGTGCTGATGCTGCTGATTTTTTTTGCCTGCGACTGCGGGCCGACAATGGCGAAGGCATCACTCAGGTCATGCTGGCGCGGGTCCACCGCCTCCTGTACGCCGCCGTTCTGCCACCAGAAATCGATACAGCGATCGGAGAAGACCAGCAGGCACTCATCGCCTGGCTTGACCGGAAAGGTCAGGGTGCAGCCGCCGCCCCGCGGGAACACCACAGGAACGTCAGGGAGGATCGGGATAGCCTCAGAGCCGGTGCTGCCGTCTTCACCGACTTTCTGGCCGTAGATGGCTGGCTGAACGGTGCAGGTCACTGTGCTGGGGTCGAACGATTGAATGATACCGGGCATGGCAACGCGCAGGCCGGTGAAGATTGACAATTTCTGCGCTTCAAAGGCGTGCTGCTCGCTGCCATCCTGCGCGCGTGGTGATACTGGCATGAGGATCTCCGGGCAATAAAAAACCCGCCGGAGCGGGTTTGCGTGAAAGGTTTAAATCAGGCCCATTTGCCTTGCACGATGCGAGTAGAGAACATCTCCCTTCCCACTACATGGCACCGCTAACGTCATCATTTCGGCGTAACCTTTACCACCTTGCTTTGAGCAGATAGTGGTGTGCATTTTTGCGAGCCTTGCAGCATGGTCGAATTCAATGTAATCGCCATACATCGCTTCTCTAAGAGCTGTTGATTTGGTCAGATTCGGTATGCTGTCGTCCTTTATCATGCTCGCAAAATTAGACAGAGATTCAGCCAGTGCAGAGGTGCAAGCATTATCGTAATTAACGTTGGTGTACGCGGAAGCTCGTTTGCAATCTTCTGAGTAGCGCTGAATAGACACAAGGAACGTGCGCAGGGTTAGGTTATAGCTGCCAACCCTTACATAAACGTTATCCGGTGTCTTTGATTCAGGGAATCGTGTAACGAAACCAATGTCATTAGCAGCTTTTTGAAGAGCTCTTCCTGCACTGGTTTTATCATCAACAGGCAGATCGGCAATCTTCACCTCGGGATGCGAAGCATTAAAATCCGCTTCCTTTTGTTTTTGGTCCGCCAGCCTCTCCCTCTGCCGGTCTGCGTCCCTTTTTTCCTGCTCTACTTGCTCTGTCTTTTTTTGCGCAATCCATTCTCGCTGGGCATTTGCGCCTGAAGGATCCCAACTACATGAAGCCAGGAAGATAGGCAAAATAAACGAAAGCACCACAAACTTTTTCATTTTTGACTCTTCATGTTGCTCTAATAATAGCGGAAGAGCTTTG